CAGTAGTCTTCTCAATGCTGAAAGCCATCTGATTCAAAGTAACTGAGTCACCAAAATCTTCTGCTGAGCTTGTAGCAACACCAGTACCAGTAGTGTAAGAACCATCAACAGGGTTAGAACCTGCGTGAGTACCTCCACCTGAAAAATCAGTGTCAGCTTCGTTAAATAATGCTTCAGTGCCAGTTTGACTAGTGTAGTGTGACTTCATAGCGAAGATCAAACCAGTAGGTCCAGTCATAGGCTGTACACCAGCTACGTCATATGCCATCAAGTTTGGAAGAGCTCGTCTTACCAGGCTGATTAGAATAGGATCATAGTTGTCTACAGAAGCTCCAGTTTGGTTAGCGTGAGGTGCTTCAAAAAGAGCAGACCGCTCTTCACGCAACGCTTTTTCTTGGTTTTCGAGAACTACAGCAGTTACCGCTCTTTTGTACGAATCTTCAATCTTAGGAAGATTATCGTGGTTAAGAACAGGCTCCCACTTTTTCTCAACTTGTTCTGATAAAAACATTTAAATGTCTCCTTGTTTCAGTTATTTTCGTTCTAACTTATTATATTTATAAAAAAAGTGTTTTTGGTAATTAAAACTTAGTCGATTTAGAAATTGCAGTAGCATACTTAGACATAATTGAATTAGTGTTTTCATCAATTTCGTCTACTGTATCTTCTAGAACACTATCAGCTTCTACTGTATCTTTAGGGAAATAGTTTTCCTTAATGATTTTAAGTTTTGCTTCATATGAATCTGCACTAGTGTAAGCAACATCTTCAACTAGAGTAATAAATCGCTCTGCCTCTGTATCTGCTAGGTCCTCTGAAACAACACCTATAATGTTTTGCTTCTTGAGTGATACGGATTCGGTAGTCAAATCCATGTTAGTCTGAACCTGCTCATCCAGTTTAGTTTGCAGTTCGTCAATCTTCTTTTGCATCTCACCAAGAACTTCATACTTTTCTTCTGGAACTTCAATATAGTTCTCAGTGAAAACTTGCTGTAGTCCTTTGATGAAAGACTCAGTAACTTCAGTTCTTAGACCACTTTCAACGGCAAGCTCGTTTTGAGCCATCCACTGTTCAGTTACATAAGAAAGATACTTGTCGATGTTTTCAACCATTTGCTCAAGCTCTGATTCAAACGCTTCATTTGCTTGCTCAACAAGGTCGTTTTCGATTGCCTCTACTTCGCTCGCTACACGGGAAGTAACAACAGCCTCAAAAATTTCAGCTGCTTTAGTTTTAAATTCTTCAGTGAGGTTTTCATCACCTTCAAAAAGGGCTCTGAGGTCTTCTTCGTAAATTACTTCGTCAACCGCAACTTCCTCTTCTTCAACAATTTCTTCCTCTGACTCTACAACTTCTTCTTCTGCAACAACATCTTCAACATCAGCTTCTGCCTCTTCACGTACACCAGCTGAGTTAGCCTGATTTACGACAGATTCAGAGTCTTCTTTGTTTTCCATGTTAGCAACGGCTTCTTTAGCACCGTTACCTGCAGGAAGAGTAGCGTCTTTCTTGGCTTTAGCCGCCGCTGCTTTGCCGATCTCAGAAGTTAAACCACCTGTAGCGTCAGCACCTGCTAGGTCCTGCGTTTCAGGGTTGGCATCAGAACTTCCTTGAGCTGGCATAGAAGCGTCACCTTGAGACTTATCAGCAGGACGATTTGCACCGCCCTCCATCAACTCTCTTATTTTTGACTCTACACCCATTGTTTCTCTCCTTTCGGTTTGATATATTAATAGTGTCTTTTATATTTATAAAAAAACTATATTTTAGATAGTTTACCTAAAAATGTTTGGAAAGCCTGCATTTTAGCCTCAGCGAGGTCTTTACTACTTGCTTTCTTAATAAACTGTTGTGTTTCTTCAATTTCTCTTTCTTGCCAAACGCCTTTGACATATACCCAATCTCTGCCTTCCATGATACCTGCAACATAAGCATCAGGTGCTGATGGGTCAGCAACAATATCTGCTGCTGTAGCAAGCATGAAGTCATCTTGTACTTCGTTAATGCCTTCGCTATTTTCTTTAAGTGAGCCAAGACCACGTGATGACACGCCTAGTCCTGCTCCTTCTTTGATAAGGCTTTGAGCAATATTACCCATAGGAGTGTCAAGGATTTTTGCTTTACCTATCCAATTATTACCATCCTCTTTAAGAGAGGTAATCATATGTGAAACACGGTCCAAGTTAATACTAGGACCTTCGGGATGACCGAGTTCACCATACGCTCTTTTGGTTGCAACTTGTTCTTTCATATAACGATCAACTTCCCTTTGCATAATTTCTCTGGGATATACTCGACCGTTTCTGTTCTGCAAGTTAGACTGAAGGAAAACGCCTTCAATATACAGGTTCTTTTTACCTGTTTCCTCGTTTACTTCTACAATATATTGCAGATCTTCGTTAAGTTCTTTTATTAGTTTCATTAGCCTAAGTCTCCGTCAGCGCCCTGATGCTGTTGTGAACCGTAACCAGACACTTTAGCACATTCTACAATAACTGTGCCGCCATTACCGCCTGAAATAACCACTTCGATATCTTGGTCATTCTCATCTGTGTCTGTCCAACCGTAAAAGTCTATGCTTCCTGAATCAACACACTCGTAAAGAATTTTAGAGTTGCGTTGAACATAAGCACGTGCTGAAGTAGACAATGCCCACTGTAACCCTTTAATATTAGCTAGAGGACTAGACTGTGTTTCTGTCCCTTTTTTTAATGTTGTTGCTAAAGCGATAGTGCCGGTGGCTGCTGTGCCTCTGACGGCCACAACACCATGGACCTGTGTCAACTTTAGTACGTCTACCGTGACCGCCATTTAGATTCCCCTTACTTTTAATACTTTTTCTTTTTATGATTGGTGTGAGAGCCTTCCTCTAATACTTCAACTCCCTCTTCAGCAACTTCTATTGTTTCAATGCCATGCTCAAACATAACTTTATACCATGAAACATTACCGTCTGCATCAGGCACAGAGTGTTCGCCAAAAATAGGAGTGCCTTCACCGAAACCTTCTTTAAAGATTTTAGTTGCACACATATGTTGGTCATCGGGTAGTGATCCTTTAGCTACACCATCAACAGGTGCTTCCTGAATATCTACCTCTACTCCTTCTCTAAACTGCTTAAACGTCTTCATTTTCTTCTCCCGTTTCGATAGTTTCGGGCTCTGTGGCAGGGTCTACTTCTAGTATATGATCTTCGCCGTCTGCCAAACCCATTGCTTCTAAATCTGGATTTTTAAAAACTGATTTTGATAATTCTACTTTGTAATCGTTTACTGCATCATTAGCTCTTTGTTGCATGAGATTGTCAAAAGTATCCTGAACCTCACTGGCTTTACCTTGTGCCATACTACTCATCATATCTCTGATAGCTGCTTGTTGATCCATCATTGTTCTCCTGTTTCTTCACTTTGGTCTAAAGGTTGTTCCATTTTTAGTTCCATATCTATTTGTTCTACTTCTTCGTCAGTGAGCATTAACACTTGTTTTTGTATATAAGACTTACTAAATAAAGTTCCCATGTACGCTGACATACCGTTCAATACTTCTACTCGACTTCTAAGTATTTCTTGATTCTTAGATTCTGCATAGTAAGCATCTTGTGCAAACTCATAGTACAAATCATCCTTAATACTTTTCCAATCTTCTTCAGTTATAATATTTTTAAGAACTAATTGCGTTCTAAGTAAATCATCAAACATTGTTCCAAACTTTCTTCTTAGTTTGGCAATGAATTTTGTAAACTTTAATTCATCTCTATTTATTTCAGCCGATCTACCAAAGTTTAGTCCGGCTTGTTGTTCTAATCTACTTACAGGTACATTTAAAGACTGGTATAATTTCTTCTGAAAATACTCTACGTCTTCAATCTGCCCTAAGTTCTGTCCTCCTGGCAGCGTATCAATTGCAGTACCCTGACTGCCTTCTCTACGTGGAAGCCAAAAGTCCTCCAACATAGACATAAACTTTTTATCATCACGCACCTCACCTGTACTAGCATCATATACTAGTTTATTGCGATAACGGTCCATGATGTCTTTTAGATATTGTTCAGCACGTCCACTTGGCAAGTTACCAACGTCAACGTAAAAAATTCTGCGTTCAGGAGCTCTCGTAATCCTATAAATGACTACGGCATTCTCCATCATTCTTAACTGATTGGCGGGTCTAATAGCCTTATGTAAGTATGACAAAGGAACATTTTTATCTTGATCTACTACACCTGATGGACAGAATGTAATAGCATCTTTTGTAATTTTCAAAGCATTGTCATTAGTTGGAGCTTGATACTGACCCGCTTTTCTGGTTAATCCTTTCTCATTAAAAATAAAGAATTCGTCTACTGATTTAATAAACTGAATACCTTGTTGATTCTTTTCTTTCTTTACTTCTTTGACCTTTGTAATTTTACGTGGGTCAATATATCTAATATCTTTTATACCGTCTTGAGGTTTGTCAGTGTCAATGACTTTGTGAAAATACATTCTGCCGTCAACATACCAACGCCTAAAGTAATCCTGTGCCCTATTTTTGAAATCCAATATTTCAATTATATTTTCAAACTCATCCCGTATCTTATTTTTAATACTTGCAGATACTTTTAGTTTGTCCATATTCAATTTAACTGGATCTTCATTATCTAAATAAGCAATTGCATCATCAACAATATCTTGTATTGCTGTGTCTACATCTGCCATCAAAGATATATCTCTATATCTTTTAATTAACTCGGCTTCATTGTTGGCAACACCTTCTAAGTCTAAATACGTGCCATAGTAACCTCCAGCACGTATTGACTCAATACCGCCCTCATCAGAAGGAGCCACGAAAGACTTTTCAGTCTTAGGTGGCTTTCCTCGAGTTATTTCAAACCCAAAAATATTCATATTATATTATCCTAATTACGATTATACGTTATCGTAATGTTGATATTGGAATGTTACAGTAAATTCTTCCAATATATCATTTTGTGCATACTGTAATGCAATCTCACTCATTTGTATTGGGTAAGCATTTCTTAATGTGTATGTACCGCCAGGCAGTACATCATCATTTCTGTCCAAATGTTGAATAACAACGTCTGCTTGATAATCTGCTGGAACCAAAGCGCCGGTATTTTCAGATTTGCTGTTCATACCTTCCATCCACGCTTCAAAAGCTCTACGTAGTTGTTGTTCTGTGTCATTTACAATAGTAACTGTCCACGGATCAAAAATACGCTCGCCTGCTAGTTTAACTTCACGACCTCTGTACTGAATAATCGCTGGGTTAACTGTTGATGCTGGAATTGCAGCTCCTGATACCAATATACTGTACGATGTATCTACATTAGGAACATAACTAGGAAACCCAAGTAGAACCCTAAACTGATTAGGACGGGCTCCACCTGCACCTAAACGAGCTTTAAACTCTGTAATATTCATTTATCTCTCCTGTTTACTTTTATTTATACAGTTAACCTATAAGCTCTTCAAACGAGATACCTGTTCTAGTAGCGATAAAGTTCAGTTGGATAAAGTTAATTGACTTAGCGGGCTTGATGAAAATATCTGCAACAAAACCATTTGTATCAATAACTTGATCTGTGTTATTTGTTTCATCACAAATAACTCTGAAATCGTAAATACCCCTACGACCTTGAACATCTCTCAGGAAAGGTTCTACTAAGTTTTTAAACTGTGATCTTGTGAAAACATCGTTAAATTCAAACAACTGAAATTTAGCTGCCGTTGCAATTGCCTTTTCAAGTACAATGAAAAGTCTACGTACATTGATTCTATCAAATGCACTAGGCTTGTCCAACATTGTTCTATCACCAAACAATGTAATACCCGAACCTTGACCTGCAACAATTGGATTCACACCCTTAGTGTACAATGTGTCTCTATCTGCTTTATCAGGAGAGTATGCCAATCTAATAGCATTTTTGATTTTACCTCTGTTGAAACCTGCAGGGGAGAACCAAGGATCTGCTACAAAGTCTGTGTTTGCACAAAGACCTGCTGTGTCTCCGTTACAAGGAACATACACGTAACGATCATAGTAACGGTCGTACATATACTTCCATCCTGAATCGTATACCATGTAAGAACTTCTAGTGAAAGTATTTGCGTCAGTTACAACGGATGTTGCCTCTGAGCCAACATTGTTAAGAACTGCTGTTGAAGGCGGTGATACAAAACCGATACAATCTTTTCTTGTATCACAAGTTGTTTGTACCTTAGTTCTTGCTGCACCAGTATTGTTTCCGTTAAAAATTAAATTAACGTCATGTAGTTCATCGTTATCCAACAAGTCAAGAGCAGTTACAATATCCGCTACAGCTGTAGTGCCATTAGCACCGCCGGCTAGTGAAACAACTGCTTCTGCTTGAGTATGACCCGCTGCAAAAGTAGTTCCGCCTAGTGTATTACTACCCCAGGTTGATGCTGATGATGGATGATCCAACCACCAAATATACTGTGAGCGATTGTTGATAACTGTTTTATAATAATTAGATCTGCCTAGTGAGTCCTTTGCATTTGATGCCTTAGAAACGCCTGCGAATCTTTCTAGTACAGTACCAGCAGTTCCTGAAAAATAACCATCTTCGTCAATTACAATGATGTGAAATTCATCTTGAGATGCCCCATCAGCAGCAGCGTATGCTGATGTGCCGGGTGTAAAATCAAATTGACTAACATATGCCCAATTGTCATAAGTAACAGTACCGTCACCTGTACTGTCGGCAAATGAAACCTTTAGGTTTCCGCCAGTTGTGCCAGGCCACTTAGCTGCCCACATACCCTTTGAATTTGAACCAGCCTCATGGTTGTTTTCGTAATCATCTTCGTTAGTGATTAGAATACCTGTTCCATCAGAAGTTGCATTTAATGCAGCACTTGTATCAATAGCTCTGATAACTTTACAGTTATCTGTATAAGCTAAAAAAGAGGCTACTGAGAACCAACCCTCAAAACCAGTTGCAGGTGGCTTGCCAAATGTTGTTACTAAATTATTTTCTGACGTAATAGTCCTTACTTCATTACAAGGACCCCAGGCAAAATCACCTGCATATCCACCTATAGATGTTCCTACTGCAGGAACTACTGAGGTAAGATCTTTTTCTGTTACCTGTACTCCAGGTGATAGCTGAAAAGCCATATCTTTTCTCCTCGTTTGTAAAATAATTTTACATTGTTTTCATTAATTACTCAGATTATTTATAAATATTGAAAATTCAACGTAAACATAAAACCAAATGTATCCTATCCTCCCAGCTACCATTAAAAACAAAATGATTTCTGGTAGTATCTACTTTATATACTGAACCGTCAGCCGGAATATTATAACATTTCGCACAAATCTCATCACCCGTATACTCTCCAAAAAGAACTGTTGGTTGAGTTTTTATAGCTATGTGATACCTTTGTTCTAAATCGTAGTGTATACTAAGTCCTCTTTTTGCAGGCATGAGCATATATCTAGCCCGACCTATTTTTACATTTTCTTCTTTTTCTATAGACTCTATAACACTCTTAGTGTACTCACCAATACCATCTACATAATTAACAAAGTCTTTTTCTTCTGCTTCAAACTGTTTTGTTTCTTGATTGTACAAACTACCTATACCATCTAAATACTGATTCTCAACATTGCTCCTACACTTTAAGCTGAGTTGATTATATGCTCGCCATTCTCCTAAAACAAATTCTTCCATAGAACTTATGAAATCATAATACTCAGACACAATCTGATCTAAATCAACATTTAATTTTGTATTTTGTATGAATTTAGAATTTAAAGTCTTTGATTCTTTTAGAATATTCTTCATCAACAATCCAATAATCACCTGAAGCAACCCACGGTTTTGGACCGTCATTGCTTTTTGTATGTATAAAAGGTGTGAGATCCTGTGATATTGACTTCATTTCTTTATTATACAGCCCTTCTCTAGTGTTTACATCTACTAGCTCTTTGAAGAACGGCATAGTAGATAACCAACCAAACAAAACCATACACATAACTAAATCGTCATGGTAACCTTCGTCTGCCTGATAACCTTGACCCTTTTCAATAAATGTAGATATTTCATGTATGATCTCAGCATCAAATATTAATAGTTTCTTTTCTTCCATCAAAGACTTGAATGTAAAGCAACCTTGCCTTTTCACTTGTTTTGATGTATTCACACCCAACCTAGTAGATCTGCCAAAGCCTGGCGTTACGTATTGTCTACTTTTCTCTGTTACTGTAGTAAAAATATTTTCATATTCTATTTCCTCATGTAATATTTCTACTACCTGCCCGCCTATATCATTGTTTTCTATTAGTATGTAGGCGTTGTTATAATCTCTTCCTAGTTTGTTTATAATTTCAGGATATAAAAGAGGTGCTACTTTGTTATTACGATATGTTGCAACAACTTTGTAAGGCATCTCAGTAATATCGGTCACAACAAATGCAGAATAGTCTCCGCCTATACCTCTGGCAGTGTCTACTGTAATACAATAATAATGATCCTCTTGTGGGTTTTCGTAAAGTGACAAACCATCTTCATTATAAAATATAGGTTCCTTAGAACTTAACTGTGCTATAGTTCTTGCATTGATAAGCGTGTTGGACGAACCTAAGAATTCACACAGAACCTCTTGGTTATATTTTAACTCACCAAGAAGTTTAAATTGTTCTTCAGCCCATTTTTCATCTCTTCCTGGAATCTCTGTATAAGGTATAAAGTGATGCTTAAAGCCGTTTGCACCCTTCTCTGCTTCGTTCCAAAACTTCCAAAAGTGATTGTAACCCAATGGAGTGGATGTAAGTAGAATCTTTGTAGTTTCGCCCGCAGAAATAGTAGGATATACAGAAGCAAAGAACTCATCCGCAACATTGTTTGGGATGATTGCCGCCTCGTCAATGTATAGCCAGTTCACAGACTTACCTCGAATGCCTGAAGTAGTTGTAGCTGCTGTGAATATTCTACAGTTATTTTCTAACTCAACGTCACCTTTGTTCCATGTCTTTACACCCTGCTGCATCCATACAGGCAGGTTTTCATACATGGTTTGATAACGTGCCAACACCTCTCTTGCTGATGCTGTTTTGTTACCCATAATGGCAACTGTTTTGTCACTACTGAAAATAGTATAATGAAGTATACAAGCTGCGGCAGTTACTGTCTTTCCTTGCTGTCTGCCTTCCATCAAAATAACTTTACGATTATTCAGTATGAGATCTACTTTTTTCTTTTGACATTCGTAAAGTTTAAATAATTGCAAACCCTTATCTAGTGTGATAATCTGACAATAGTTTTCTATAAAATAGATAGGATCCTTCTGACACTTAACATACTCTTGGAGTTGCTCCTTAGTGAAAGAGTGTTCGTACCCTATATTTTTTAGATTAGGGTTACCGTGATAGGAGGTTCGTTCTTCACTCATTGTCTATAACGTCTTCTTTATTTAATGCTCTCAATAAGTCTTTGGTACTTCCTACAAACAAATTATTATTGGTAACTTTATTATTAGACGCTGTAGTTTCACCCTCAGTTTTTTTCTTTTGTTCTTGTACTGCCATCATATCTTTTGCGTTGTCCTGAAGTGTTTTTATCAATTGCCCTGCTACTTCATACGCTCTTGGTTGGTCGCTATTTTTTGCAATGTGTAAAATACCTTTAACTGCTTCCTCTGAATAATCAGCAGTTCTTTTCAAAATTTCTCTGGCTTCTTGATAGTCATCCTCTAACTCTTTTTCTGGAGTAGATGCAGGAGCAGGCAAGTTATTCTTTTCCCTTACTTCTTTCAAATTAGAGGAGAGAGCCTTTGTCTTATCCGTTTTAAACGTATCGTCTAAATTGTCGAATGTACTCATATTTTTTACTCATCGTATATGTTTTCAAATTGCAAAACAAATCTAAACGGATCTGCAGGAGAAGGATCAGCTACAGTGTCAGGTGGATTTTCAATTGTTACTGTTGGGGTTGAAGTATAACCTGATCCTCCGGCAGTAACATCTATAGTTTTAATTGTCCCATCAGTATTTAGTGTTGCTTCGGCTGTAGCATTAGAACCACCGCCACCAGAAATTGTAATAGTAGGAGGATTTAAATACCCAGCGCCGGCGTAGTCTATTTGTATTTCGCTTACTGCACCACTTGAAATTACTGCGGTGGCTGTTGCTACTTGTGTAGTGATACTGGCTGTTATCTTTGAATACGTTTTAGAGTTTGCTATGTTTTGTAAGTTAGATTCTGTATAAGCATTTGCTATAGCTTCTCTAATGATACCTTGATCTGAAACATATCCATAAAAATTCAAACGCATAGTAAAATTCAGCGTCCAGATAATGCTTTGTCTATCTGCAAAAGCCCCTTCATAAGAATCGTCATAATCAATACTGTCAAGAGTAATTTTTATATCTCTTTTTATTCCTAACTCAGGCAATTCATTTACAGTGACATTAAAGTCTGGATTAAAAAATGGTAGTACTTGTTCTACTACTTGTAATCCATCTTCCTGATTTTTTGCAAAAATGTACAACGATAAGGTCATATTGTAAGGAGTTGAAACATATGATCTACTTACAGCCGTAGTTGTATTACCTGAAACAATAGCTTTATTTTTTTGTATAGGAGATATTTTTCTTGCAGGATCATACTCAAACTGTTGTATTTCAAATCCCATTCTAGGTAACACCAGAGCAACTTCACCTCTAGACTCTGTAGTAGGTATTTGTGATATTCTGGATATAAATTTCTGTTTAGTGGAATATGCTAAAGGCACACGTATCACTTGTTGTGTCACATTACTACCATCCACACGATTGATGTTGATATTATTAAATATCATACCAAAAGCTACTATAGCTCTTTTAATGTGTTCGTGATAAAATTGTCTGTTTCTAAACATACCTAACTACCTATTTCACCAAAAGGATTTATTTCGGTGAAGTCTAAAATGTCACCTGCAGATTCTTGAGTAATAAAGTTTGTATTATCAGTATTTGCAGTTGATTTTTGTGCTGCATAATCTTCGTTAATTAAACTACTACCGTCCTCAAGTAAGAACAAATCTCCAGTTTCAAGTTCAATTTGATGAACCAACATATCAATATTTTGTTCTTCATATACGTCATCAAGTGCGTCAATTCCAGTTTTAATGAGTTCAGAGCTGTATTCAAATAGTTCACATTCTAATTTAAATGTGTATATTTTTCCTAACTGATAAAAAGGGTTTTGAAATTCTACGTATCTAATCTCAAACAAAGATCCTGTCTTCTCAAAAAATAGTAAATCACCTTCAGCTGGTCTTGCAGCTAGTTGAAAAGTACCGCTAGATGTAAATACCAAATCTTCCCATCTGCGTTTTGCTAAAACAAAAGTTGCTTTATCTCGTATTTCAATACCAAACTTACTAAACAGCTCACCCTCTCCTTCGTATCCATCTACATTTTCAAGATACATTTCCAATGGATATGCCTGAGTAAATTTACTCAGCGTATCTTCGTCAAATATAGTGTCTTGATCTACAAGAGTGCGAGGTAGATAATATACGTCATGCCCGTATATTTTGAGGCTTTCGATAACAAGGTCTTCTACTAGACGTTGTTCGCCCGTAGTGCCGCTTGTGTTACCGCTTTGAAAATAGAAATTAGTGGGCATCTAACTACCCTATCATAAAAGTGGGAGGCAGTTCATACTTCATTTGCATATCTTCCTCGATTTGCTGTATTTCCGTTGTTGCCTCTTCATATATTTTGTCTCCGTTTAGTGTAACACCACCTGGAAGCTGTATGCCGCCAAACTTTTTCATGTTCTCACCCCACTGTCTTTTGATAAGAGCAGTTGCGTATTTTTTTAAGAACATATCGTCATACACTTCGGAAAACTCAGACGGGTCTACAATGCTGTATGCTTCAAAAACTACATAGTCTCCTGGATTAAAAGTTTTATCCCAATCAGTATCTATGTGAACACGATTCATTTTTCTGTTGAAACGTATTTGTCTTTGATTAACTAATAGTTGTTCTAATGTTGATAAGTGAGACTGAACAATAGCGTAGTATGTCATGTCTGCACCCAATAAATTGTACAGATCATTTTGACGGAACTGATACATTACATCAAATAATTCGCTACCACTTCTGGTAGAATTAGTTGCACCACCAAAGTTAAACATTCTAGTGATGTACAAAACACCGTCACCTACTGTGACATATTTGTTTCCCATGTCTCCAGCAGTGTAATGATCTGATGAAGCTAGTGCTGCCGTGTAACCGGATTGAGAACCAGTGACATTTTCTCCTGCCTGAAAAGTTCCTTGAACATTCTCAACTGTAAAATTGTTTGCTGTAGCAAGTGCCTTAACTGTGGCTGTTGCACCTGAAGTAGCTCCTGTCAATTTTTCACCAACAGTATAGTTGCTAGTTAAAATAGATGCCAGTCTTAGAGTGTCACCTGTGATTTTATGGGATATAAAAATTTTCTGGCGACCATCAAAGTGATACTCGTACCAGTATTGAAGCGCATCATCAATGCGGTCAGAAATTTGATCGTCATCTACATTAATTTCAATGACAGGAAACCCTAGCCTGCGTAAACAGTAATCAATTAATTCTTGTCTTGTAGTAGGAGCTGCCATTTAATTTTCCAGACTTTTATCTTTATTTATATTTTTATTCCGAATCTTCAGCATCTCTTTGTGCTATTAGATCTTCAGTAGAAACTAAGTTGCCCTCTACATCATAATAAGGCACCCCATCATATATAGTGGGAGAAGCGTTACAAATTGGGCATTGATCCCATTGTGGTAAATTTTTTGTTGTTCCATCCCAAGAACATTCATGTGTCCATGTACTCATTTATAATCTCCTATGAAAACCCTTTCATCATTATTTCAGTTGTTGATAAAGAATATCCAAACTTAACATTATTATCATCAGCAGTGGTGCTTAATGTTCCGTCTGCAACTAAATAATAAGTTTGATTTGCAGTCAAACCACTTTGATTATCATCAACTCCGCCTATAATATTTATAGAACCTGTTGCACCATTTGATATGGCTTCTGTTGCTACTCCTATGACTTGATTAGTAATATTTGTAGTAGTCAGTGTGTTTTGCCAAGAATAACTTTTGCTAACATTAGAACTAGCACCAGTAAAACAAAGCAGAGTGTATTTTTGATCTGCACTATATGTTAATGCTGTTATACTAGATCCAGCATTAGAATAATAATACAACTGAGTTCCACCGGCTGTTATTGCTCCATCAGATGCTTGTTTAAAAGTTTGCATCGACATATAATAGGATTGGCTGTAATTTCCATAAACTGCATGGTTAACGGTTCCTGATGCTGAATCAAAAACTGACCATCCTGAATTTCCATCAGATCTAGAGTTACCTCCAAAACTAGTGTTTACTCCAGAGTCACTTAAACTTACTGTGCCATTTTCATTTATCACTGCTGTGTGATAACCAGTAGGCCAAGATCGTTGATTATATCCGTCATTAAAGGAATATCCATATAAAAACACAAATTTACCTGTGACTGAATTATAATGACACATAGCAGGATATGTTGGGTATTTAGGACTATACGAACCGTAGCCGCTATTACTGATTGAAGTTTGAGTACCAACAGTAATAGTGCCACTTGAACAAGACCATTTTCTATAATTTACGTAGGGGCTTGAAGTGTCTGCGTAACATACTAGTCCTGCGCTTCTATTAGGATCAAAATCTAATCCGCCTGAGTATAAGTAGCCATCTTCAATTTCAACAGCAGTGCCTGCTGTCAAAGCTAAGGTACTACTATTATAGCTAATAGCTCGTAGCATTCCGTTATTAGAAGCATCTCTGTATAGAACAATCCATTTGTCATCGTTGCTGTCGTATACTAATTGTGAACCACCATTAGAAGCAGCAGTGTTCCATGTATCACTAGATGATAATGTTTGATTTGATCCTTCCCAAGATATTGCCCCAGTTGAAAGATTTATATCTCCGACATTTGCAATCATATTGGTACCATCAGACCAAATTAAAGCTATTTTATCATTTGCAGGTTGAAATAAAAATTTTGGAAATATACTGTCAGAAGGTAGTGAAGCTGCACTTGAAAAAGAAACACTATAATCACTGTTCATAGTAACCCATCTATATTTTCTTGCGCTGGACTCATAAGTAATTATGAATCCTTTATCATATCCGGTGTGATAAAGACCATTACCTGTAGGACCGTTTATTTGATTAATGCTTGTAGATCTAAAACCTGATCCATTAAATCCTACTGCTGAAGGAGTGACACTTGCACTTATAGTTACGTTTCCTGCCGCCTCATACTGCGAACCTGAAGAATTGTAAACGATAATGTCTCCTGCCGAAACTCCTCCCGCTACTGTTAATGTTGCCGTAGGAGTTCCCCCACCGCTTGAAAGTGTAGTAAATGACAGAGTTCCTGATCCGTCAGTCTTTAATACTTGATCGGCTGATCCGTCACTTGTAGGTAAAGTAAGCGCACTGACAAAGCTAGTGAGGTTTGAATCATACGCTTGTACAGAACTTCCAATTGCCGATGATGTTAAGTAATTTGCATTGTAAGCCTGAACCGCAGATCCTATGTCAGAATCTTTTACTATTGAAGAATCATGCACACCTATCAATAGAGTATCAGCCGCAGTTGCTTTACCTGCAAAAACCTCAGCAGTGGATGAAACTGTAGTTCCTACCGAACCATCATCTTGCACATAATACGTAGAACCTATTGTCAAACTAGACTGTGAGGTAGTTGTGCCTCCTGTCAAATCTACAGTAACAGTACCTGCGTCTGAAACTGTTTCGCTTGCAAATCCTATAAAAGACCCCTCTGCTATATTACTTGCAGTGTATTTCGAGTAACCATACTTTAATATAACACCTGGGTCACCGAATTCTGCAACAGCAATTTGCTTATCTTTACAATCTATAGCATAAACACCGTGTCTTTTAGAACTTGTGTATTCAGTAATACTAGGTGTAGTGTCGCTTACTTCTATAGCACACACGTAAAAATAATCACTGCCGCTAGATTCGTGTTGTTTTACTGACCAAAATTGATTAGCTGCTCCTGGTTGTGCAATAACTTCACAGGGTATGTTGGAAGAACCATTATCTCCGCCATTAGTAGGAAATGCTACCTGTGACGCTGAAAAAGAAACTGCATTTGAACCTGACGAGTAGGTGCCAACTCTGGCTTGAACCTTTCTTTGACCGAGAGTCCAATCAGTATCATATGATACAACAACCTTTCCTGAATTGAAAGGATCCCAATCTGCTCCTAACTGTGAAGCACCTGATCCTGGAGTAACCGATGATCCGCAAGTAGCAGTATTCGCAGTATAATTAATTACCCCAGTTCTTATATGTGTTTGGTTGCTTCCTTCAATAAGAAGATATCTTCCTTCTACTTTTGGATCTAATTTAAATTGATAAAAATTATAAGCAGTGCTAGAAATTAAAGTTATTTTAGTTCCATATGATATTGTACCATTTGAATTTGTTAGAACTTTAATTGTATAATAATTACTATTATTACTATCTCTGTAAGCAACCACGTATCTATCTGATTGATGCGGATCTTCTACTACTTTAAATACTGATTGTCCTGTAACATCTACATCAAAATCTACTTCAGATCCTAATGTAATTGTAGTACCAGAATATGTAAGAGTCCTATATTTAGTATATGCTGTCCCACCGCCGGAGCCGTCTGAGTCTAAGTGAGTGTAGAATATTAAAAAAGTTCCAGACGTACTAGTGGAAACAATACTTGAGTTATAAAATTGGTTATAGTTGGTAGTATCACCTGATATATTAATACGGGTTCCTAAAGTATAATTAGTGCCATCGTATGCAATAACTCTGATATTAGCTCCTTTAGAGTAACCGCTGCTATCACCGTCATTAAACATATGAATCATTTTCTTGGTGCTACCACTATGTTCGGCTATATACAATGAGGAGACGCCTCGAGCGTAGCTAGCACTCATAACATAGTTACCAGTACCGTAACTAGTTTGAGTTGATGAAGTTTCTGGGTAATTTCTAGCTGTTGTTGATTCTCCGACTTGAGCTACAGTTCCCGCAGTTTCTAATATAACAGCTTTTCCTGAAGTTATTGCACCGTTAGCAGTAAAATCTTGCTGTAAACCAGATCCTCCACCACCTGAAATAGTAGAGAATGATAGTGTACCCGATCCGTCTGTTATTATAGCTTGACCGTTAGAACCGTCAGACGTTGGAAGAGTGAATGTGCTTACAAAAGAACTGAGGTTAGCATCATGTGCCAATACGTCTGTGCCTATAGTAAGTCCTAAAGACGTTCTTGCTGTAGCTCCGTTTTCTGTTACAAAATTACTACCATCGCCTACAATTATATATCCATCTGTTGGATTCAGTCCCGCTATGTCTGCTAGTTGTGCATCATATGCTTGTACATCTGTGCCTATAGCAACACCTAAATTAGTTCTAGCTGTGCTTGCACTTGCTAAATCAGACAAGTTATTTGCTGTAGCAGCGTAATCACTTGTAGCTGCTGTTGCTATTGTTCCTAGTCCGAGAGATGTTCTAGCAGTAGCACCAGATTCTAAAACAAAATTGCTACCATCACCAACAATAAAATTACCGTCGGTGGGATTCAACCCTGCTATGTCTGCTAGTTGTGCATCATATGCTTGTACATCAGTTCCTATAGTTAAACCAAGAGAAGCTCTAACAGTAACACCCGATTCTGTTACAAAGTTACTACCATCACCAACAATAAAATTACCGTCGGTTGGTGTAAGTCCTGCAATGTCAGTCAGTTGAGCATCTGATGATTGATAACCCTGACTATGAAAATAACTAAGAGAGTTCCAAGCAGCAGAACCGTCTCCCACTTTCATTTTATTAGTGTCAGATTCCCAACCCTGTTCTCCCGCTGCAAGTGTAGGATTATTACTAGACCAGTTGCTAGCAGTGTCTCGTCTTATTTGTATCTGATCAGCCACGTGAGCTTCCTCCGTCATAAACCGCTTCAAAAGAGGTTGTTGTTGCTAATGAGTTTCCAATTACATTAAAAAAACGTGTGGTTGCAGATGATATTGCCTCACCTATTTTTCTATCCATCTGACCTCTTAGTTCTGTTCTCAAACTACTAAGGTCAGCCTCTTTTCGGAAACCCGCTCCTCTAATACTTTTATATTTTACTGTTGAATAAAGTGCCATTTATTATCTCTCAGAGAATATCCATCCATATGTTGAATTATAATACACTAAATTTGTAGCCGCACCATCAACATCTATAGTTAAATCTGCAGCCGCGCCGTCTATATTTGACCCATTTCTTGCTATTGTTATATTGTTTGTTGCTGCATTACTAGCACCATCAATAATAGCAACCTCATCTCCCAAACCGGGCGATGCAGGAAGAGTGATTGTTACTGTTGAAGAACTTACATCTACTATCAATCTATCTCCGGCTGAAGCTGTATATGCTGATGATTTTTCTGTCCATGCAGACAAACCACCTCCACTTCCCCCTGATTGATTACTCCAGGATAATACTCCGCTACCATTTGTTGTTATTACTTGTCCGTTGTTTCCATCTGATGCAGGAAACTGCTGTGTACCTATTTTAAATGTAGATGTTTCTATGTCACTTGCTACTAAATTATTAAATGTTGCACTAATATCAGTGCCAGAATCAGCTATTGCTCCTAAATCAAAATTTTCTGTAATAGTATCTGTAACCGCACCTAAGTCACCATTCAGTCAATAAGACTGTGTGGTTTCTTGTGCTAATGTTACAATAGTGCCATCAGTTTTTTTAGAGTACAGTTTAGCGTCTGCTAAGTTTACCGCCAGTTCACCAACAGCAAGGTCACTTGCTCCGGGCGCTGAAGAAGCAGTCTCACTTCTTTTTAACTGTATTACTGTTGACATTAGTTCAGCCTAGTACCTGATGAATCATAAACTACTATATCTACTAGTGTATCCCAATCTGTAGATGAAGCTCCAATTAACCTAGTAGTAGATCCTGCAGGACAATCAATCGCTGCATTTGCACTACCGCCGTTAATAGTTCCACTTGTATTAGGATAAATTTTTATGTTTACACTAGTATCATTCTTAACTGTATAAGTCACACCTGCTGAAGCAGTGGGAAGTTTTACTCCCTGATTGGCTGATGCAGTTGTGACAACATTAAATGTTTTACTTAGAGCAGTTGCTCCTGACTGATCTGAACCCGCTGCTGTTATAGAAGTATTATTTCCAACAGTCATGTCGTTTGTTAATACTAAGGAATCAAGAGCAAGTCCCGATCCTGAAGCTGATATTGAAGCTCCTCCGAGTTCTATAGAGCTACCACTCAAATACAAATCTCTCCATTTTGCACCCGATGAACCTAAGTCATAAGTTACGTCAGCGCCAGGTAAAACGTGTCCTGTTACTGTAACATCGCCACCTGCTGTAATTGTGCTAGAAGCAGAAATTGTAGTAAATGAACCTGCAGCTGCTGTGGTACCTCCAATTACTGTATTATCAATCGTACCGCCATCAATGTCAGGAGTATCAATATCTGGTGACGTTAGTGTTTTGTTTGTTAAAGTATCTGTTGTTGCTCTACCAACCAACGTATCTGTAGACGTTGGCATAGTAAGTGTTACATTACCGCTATAGGCAGAGTGCGCTGCTGATTGTAGTTGTGTATAGTGAGCATTAGACGATTCACAATAAAATTTGATATTAGAAACAGAACCACTATTTTTAAGAACAATCTCACCTGATTGAATGTCAACATTACCATCTAGTCTTACAAGTCCGGCGCCGTTTGGAGTAATAGCAATATTACCGTTGGAAGTGCTGACAATGGCATTGCCATTTACGTCTAGATCACCTCCTAACTGTGGTGTAGTATCCTCAGAAACATTTGCTAAAAATGTTGAACCAGAATCATTTTCAGTTACAATATCGTAATAGTTACTACCATCTTCAGTAACTTGCCATTTATCATCTGTTTCATTCCATCGTAAAGCTACGTTTGTAGATGTTCCTCTTTCTACTTCTATACCTGCATTTTGACTAGGTGTGCCTGACTCATTATTGTTAAGCACAATAATATTGTCATCTATTGTAAGTGTCTCTGAATTTACAGTAGTGGTTGTACCTGAAACTGTCAAGTTTCCTGTTACTGTTAAGTTGCCTGTTGCAGATATGTTTGTTGAAGTAATATCATCTGAAGTCAGAGTACCATCGACTTGAACATTATTAAATTGAACATTCGAGGCAGTGCCTACTGCTTGACCTATACTAATTACACCAGAAGAAAATGTTACACCAGTTCCGCCTGAAAGATAACTTTCTACATCCGAATCTGCATACTGTGTAATTGTTGTAGCTATTGTACCACTTGAAATTGTAATACCGGTGCCTGCACTAAAATGCGCTCGCACTTCTGAAGCACTTGAACCTGTGTATGTTATTACACCTGTTGAATTATCATATGCTAAAGAACCATCGCCACCTGAATCTGTTACACTTACAGCTGCTCTAGATCTAGCATCAGTGTAGTATAAATTGCTACTACCTTCTGAAACATTATCAGTATCTAGTCCTGATGCACCTGATAAATTACTACCGCTTGCAAGCGCTAGTTCAAAACCACCTGCTGTAGATCCATCGTGTACAACCAGAGTATCCTTTGTTGTATTAACGGTAACTTCGCCTAAAGCACCCGTAAAAGACGAGTGCTCGGCTGTAGTTCCCCTTCTAAGTTGTAATACTGTAGGCATTTATTAAGTCCTATTCAAAGTCCAAAGGCTCTTCAGTTTTTTGTAATTCTTCAAGTTTCGCTTTCAAACTTTCTATTTCCTTGTTTGCTACATTGAGTTTAGACTGAGCTAAAACTAGCTCCATAGTTCTATCATTCAAGTTACTAGCCAAACGATTAATGTATTCATTAACTAAATCATTATTTTCCATAATTTACCTCATAGTTTATATTTAGAATGTTCCGCAATCAATGTCAGCAAATACAGGAACTCCGCTTGCATTTGCAACTAGTAGTTGCCCCTCAGTACCCGCTGCCGTTACGTTCAATGCACTTGCACCGTTACCGTAAAGAACACCATTGCTCGTAAAAGTGCTTACACCTGTACCACCATCAGCGACTGCAAGATCAGTGATACCCGTGATAGAACCACCTGTGATTGCGGTATTATTATCTTCTAAGTTAGCAACAAGAGTTCCTGTTGTAATAGTAAGATTACCTGTGCTTGCACCTGTAAATGATCCAGTACCTACAATAAATTTGTCAGCACTTTCGTCAAAACCGATAAAGGCGTTATCACTATCACCTCTTTCAAGTACAATACCTGTGTCATTAGCAGGTGCACCTGTAGTTCCATTACCCAATTCAATAAGTGTATCAGAAATAACAGAATTGGTAGTTGAAAGTGTGGTAGTTGTGCCATTTACTGTTAAGTTACCTGTTACAGTAGCATTACCACTTACAGCCAAATCATTAAAGGTAACATTATCTGTTGTTGCTACTGCTTGTCCTAATGAAAATGTAACAGTGTTATTTGTTACCGCAGTAGTAACACCCGTACCGCCCGCAAAAGTCAGTGTTTCGCCGTTGTTAAAAGTATCTGTAACAGGAGTGCCAGCGTTATCAGAAATCGTAAATGATGTAGCAATAGAAGCTGTGCTAGCTGATGTTAAACGACCTTGTTGGTCTACTGTAATTACAGGAACAGAGGTAGTTGAACCATACGAACCAGGTGTTACCGCTGTATCATCTAGATCAATTGATAATCCGTTTCCTGACGCTGCTGTTGTAATACCTGTAGCACCAGTAATAGCCAAAGTTTCAGCTTGTTCAATGACACCTGTGCCTGAATCACCACTAAAATCTAGGTCATACGCTGCAGCTGCTACTGAATCAACATATGCTTTAACAGATTGTTGAGTTGGAATAAGCGTTGCACTATCAGACACCATATTATCTTCATCGACAAATGCGGTAACTGTGATAGTTCCGTCTGATATTGAACCGAATTGTACTGTGCCAGAAGCAGTTATGTTTGTTGCTCCTGTGATAGCACCTGATGCTGCACTTAAAGTTCCATCTGTAAGTGTAGCCCCTGTAACTGTGCCAGAAGCAGTTATGTTTGTTGCTCCTGTGATAGCACCTGATGCTGCACTTAAAGTTCCATCTGTAAGTGTAGACCCTGTAATAGTACCACCGTTAAAGTTACCAGAACCATCTCTTTTTACTAGAGTGTTTGCAGTATTAGAATCAGTAGCAGCATTAATAATATCGGTAAAATATTTACCGCCTACCTCATGTATGACTGCTGATGCACCTGAATCTACACTTTCTATATACAGTTTAGCACTTGCGCCGTTATTACTAGCATCTTGAGTATATGCTAGTTCTGCTTCGGACAACTGTGAAGTTGTCGGTGCAGTAGATCCAGAAGATCTTTTTATTTGTATTACTGTTGCCATTTAACTATCCTCGTTTAAACCTCTTTAAAAGGTTCCGCCATCTAAATTTGTGATATTTCCTTGAATCTCAGCTGCGGGTTGGGCTTCCCAGTTACCACTAGTGCCATCATAGACTAGGGTATATCCATTTTGTACTCCTGTAACATCTACACCGGTCAGTCCTTCAAATTTTGTAGAGGTTTGCGTTACTGACTGTGCGGTTACTATTGTACTTACCCTACTAGCTGGACTTGTACTAGAAACTTTTGTTGTTGTAGTTGAGCTTTGCGGTAAAGTAACGCTGAGTGCCATTACTTAGTTACCTCCGGAGTTACAGATACTATTCCTTCTAAAATTCGTAATGTCTCTACACTTGAAGCTATCTCTACATCATATACATATCTTCCCGCCTTTATAGCAGACGTTTGTGTCGCAGATAATGAAATAGTTATTTCTCCAGTTAAATCAACTTTAGCTGTTGTAAAGTTTGTAGCAGTTGAAGTATAATAACTTTTTCTCATCTGAGATGTTACTGTATAATCAGACAAATCTTTAGCAGTACCGTCAGTATTACTGAGAGTAAGGGAAAAAGAAAAAGTTTGTCCCTGGTCTATTACTATGTTTTCTATAGTAGCCATATTAGATCTTTATAAGTATTATTGTTCTTTTTATTTATAACATTTTAAAACTGCAATGAAAACTATTTTGACCTTGAAATACGGTGATAAGTACAGTTCTGATGATGTGAACCGTATTTTTATAGATACATCAGGTAAGTATAATTATGTTTGTGTGACCGACAATCCTGAGGGATTATTTTCAAATATTTATACAATACCTATTGAAGGCGAACCTGATGGTCATTGGGAAAAAGTAAAACTTTTTCAATACTATTTTGGCAAGACTCTTTACTTAGATTTAGATGTTGCAATACAAAATGATATAGAGCATTTATTTTCTTATCTTGACAAAACACCTGTGATCTGTTATACTTATTGGAAAGATAGAGGTGAAAAACATGGTATGTCTATACATGATTTTCCGTATCATAAAGATGAAAAGTGGGCGTACAATTATCTAAGCAACTTTAACTCAAGCGTAATGATGTGGGAAGATGCAAGACATATATATGATTATTGGAAAAAAGATCAAGACTACTATATGGTAAAGTATGCAGGTGACGATAGATTCTTATACCATGAAAATTTTACATTTGAACATTGGCCAAGAGGTGAAATATACTCATTTAAATTTGACGGAGCAAAGTATCAACCTGATGCTACTATAGCACTGCTGAACGGACAATCAGACTTCCCAAATTTAGTTGAAGAATATTATGATGAACTTCGTATGTATAAAATGGGGCGAAAAGTACACGCCTGACTATGTGAATAATTTGTATCGTATGGTAGAAAGAAACTATACGAAACCCTTTACTTTCACTTGCTACACAGATGACACTGACGGATTAGAGTGTGATACACACCCTATACCTGATGACGGTGTTCTGCACCCTAAACATTGGTTCGGTAAAGAAGCATATTGTTGGGATAGAGCAAAGTTTCTTGTTTTTAATTCACAAGAATGGTTAGGGTATGAAGGAAAGTGGTGTTATTTTGACCTTGATGTTATAATTCAAAACAATATAAACGAAATAGACATACTCGCAAATAAACCTAGACTAGTGCATTGTCGTTGGCAAGATCCCAAATTAAATCATAACAGACTGTTTATAGAAATAAGAGGCACCTTCTATAATTCTAGTATGATGTTATGGAACGGTGAACAGTTAAAACATATATACCATGATGTGTTAATTAACGACAAAATGGTTTTTACAACCTTTTTTAAAGGTTCAGACAACTATCACTATTGGAGACAACGAAACATTTGGAAAAATATACCTTATGATTGGGTGTATTCTTATAATAGAGGAATGACTTTTCCTGATGATTTAGATGAAAAGTTATATAGACCTAATGCAAAAGTTTGTATATTCAATAAGGATTTGACACCTGACCCTAAAGCAAAGAAACAAATTAAACTTGAAGATTTAAAAGACGAGGTATTGCTTTCATTATGGGAGGGATAAGAGTAAATTACGTCTGTTGTAAATGGGGTACTAAATATGGACCACACTTTGTTAATAAACTTTATAACATGGCCAAACGAAATACCGATAGCAGTAAATTTGATTTTCACTTTTATTGTTATACTGATATTATTGAAGGTCTTGAGCCTGACATTAAGGTTATTGAGTTTCCTGATATTCCCAATATTCATCCTAAGTATTGGTTTGGTGATGATAAGTTCAAGTACGGTATGGCTAGGTGTTGGGATCGTCCTAAAACTTTTGTTTTTAATACTCATAATTTTGCTAGTGACAGTCCAACTGGTCGCTTCGTTTTTTTAGATTTAGATGTAATCATACAGGGTGACATGGAACCTATCATTATGTATGATTTAGAGCGTCCTACTAAACTTAGAAGTTGGTGGCAGGACCCTCGACCAATGAAAACTAGACAATTTAGATTAGCTCACGGTGCATACACTAATGGTTCTTGTCAGGTTTGGGGTGACGATCAAACAGAAATCATTTGGCAAGATGTGTTACAACACCAAGAACGTATTTGGTATACTTTTACAGATGGTACTGACAATTACCATAGTTGGCGTTGGGGTATGTTTAGTAAAAATCCACTTTGGGGACACTTTCCAAGTTGGATGGCATACTCATATAACAGAGGCAGAGATTGGGAAGCCGGAGACTTAGAAGTAGATAAATATCGCCCAGATTCTATACTATGTGTTTTTAATATTGACCTACTTCCTTTTGAAGATTCAAGTAGAGGCAAAACAAAACAAGATCAATTAGCAGATCCAAATCTATTGGAGCATTGGAAATGATTAACATTTATACTGTGAAATGGGGTTTGAAATATAATTCAGATCACGTTAATAAGATACACGAAATGTGTAAAAAATATATTACTGAGGAGTTTGACTTTTATTGTCTAACTGATTGGCCTCATGGATTAAATCCAGACATATTAACTATAGATTTTCCTGAAGATAACTATTATGAAAAATGGTGGAATAAACTATATTTGTTTGATCGTTCTATTGTATCACAAAAGGGTGAAAAATTATTTTTAGATTTAGATGTTGAGATACAAAATAATATTGACTGTATTGTAAACTATGATCCAGGTGATAGTTTAACTTTTATCAGAACTTGTTGGCACAATCTTAAAAAAATGAAACGTGATGTTGTTGACATTCCTTGGGCATATACTGAATTAAACTCATCTGTGTTACGTTGGAACGACCGACTAAATATTGATAAGATTACTAAGTTTGTGCGTGACTATCCTTCGCAAATCTTTTTTTATTACCGTGGATTAGATAATTTATTTGGACACCAGCGTGAAAGATTATTAAAAATAGAACACTTTCCTGACGGTTGGGTATACAGTTATAATAACGGTTATATATGGCCTACTGACATTGACCAACATAAGATAAGAGATAACCTACTTATATGTTTATATGATTCTATGGAGCGACCAGAAGATGTTAAATTATAATTTTTTGAATAACTATAAAAATTGGGGTGATGGTTTAGACAAAATGAACCATGAAATGCCTTATAAAATGGAAGATTTTCGTAAATCATTGAATCCAAATAGTATGGAAGCCAGTATTTGGCTTGTAGAAGAATTACAAAAACACGTTGAAAAAGACGATTTAAATATTACTGTTCTTAATTCCTGGCTAGGATTTCCTCTTGTTCCGTTACTATGTGAAAATTTATCTGTCGAAAAAATAAATCTTATTGATGTAGACAATGATGCTTTAGAATTGTCTAAAGTATTCAATAAGTATTATGCTGACACAGGTATTGATTTGAATCATATTAACTGGGACATTCCTTTTGCTTTCCATGATATAAATGCCCTGAACACAGATGTAGTTATATCGTTATCAGCAGAAACAATGTATCCATTAGAAGAAATGACTACCGCAAACCCTGATTGTATTTTTGCTGTACAATCATCTAATATTTTTAAAGAAATGTATGGTATTAACTGTGTTGACACTATTGACAATCATATAAAAAATGTTGGCATCAAAAAGACTTTATATAAGGACTCAATCAAACAAAAATACTGGACCTTTGATGGACAGAACGAATTTGATAGGTTTATGGTTATTGGAAAGAAGTAGCGTCTTCTTCAGAAATATCCTCAATCATACTACGCCAAATCTCTAGATGTGGTACAACAAACCCTAAAGTGATACGAGGCTCATACGAACCAGCACAATGATAGTAAACTTTATCAGGCTCTCTGCCTCTACCATAATATCCTACTTTACAAGTCCATCCAGGCTTGTCTTTCATTGTGACTATTTCTTTTGTCAAAGGATCCCTATATCTAAAAAATCCATTTCCTTCTTTAGAGTATGACAAAAGAATATTATATCCATTGGCATTCCAGTTGTTATGCCAACCCATGAAACCATTGGCAGGGTAAAATACATTTACTGCTTGATTACGAGCACCTAAGTACGCACATAATTCTTCTGCTAATTTATTTCTTTTTTCTTTATGTTCTTGCGGTGAATTTTCAGATGTGTTTATATCTACAGACAAGACTCTCTCAGGAAATCCTATGTGTTGTCCATCTTTATCAACTATCTCTTTCAAATACTCTTCACCGCAAGCCTCTTCTAACAGCATACCCTGATGCCTATCTTCACTATGGGCTATTTCTACGAGTTTAGTCAAGTCAGACTGAAAAAACCAATCACTATAATCAGTGAGTATTTTTATTACTTCTTCATTTTTTATATCTATCCATCTCATGGATTCAATTCACCTTTAGGTATCGTGTGATGATATAATACTATCTCTTGTCCCTGTAGTTCTTCATAGTGATAACCATTAATAAAATTCCAACGTGCATCAGGTTCTTCTACATAACCCCATTTGACATCATGTCCCCCGTATGTTAGTAACCTCCACATAGTAAACGTATCCCATTTTACACAATCAGGAGGATAGTGCATAACATCAAAATCAGGTTTGCGTTGTTCTAAGTATTCAGTCCACCATGCTCCCATCAAATCCATTACAGCAGGCGTTTTACGATAAACAAAAAAGCCACAATGACAAGTCATTTCCTCTGTGTCAGACAGCTTAGTTAGTTTAGCATTATATGGTCTGTTTTTTGTAAATACTATGTCTTTATCATCGGGAAGTATGTCGAAAATATTTTTTATATCTTCGTGTTCACACATCATATCTGCGTCAAGATAAGCTGTAATATCATATGGTGTTTTTTCAAGAGCCCAAAGTTTTGCTCTGATATGATCCGGTATACCCTCAGTAATTACATTATTGAATAACTTAAAATCTTCGGGTTGTACCCATTCTTCATGGGTAAAAAAAGTAATATTAGCGTCAGACCAAAAGTCTCTTATTGATTCTGCTAACAGTTTAGCATACTTATAAAAGCCTTTTTGTTTTGAGGCTACAATTACAAAACCTTTAGTTAGATTCTTCTTCGGCATTTTCAATTTCCTGCATCAATAATATAGAACAATATGCTTGAACTTCCATTATACTTTTAGATTTTCTCATAAGTCTTTTTAATTTAGTATTTTTTGATTCTTTTACAGCATCAATTTCAAATGCAGATAATTTTGCTGCAAATAATGCTTCTTGTTTTGCTCTAGATTGTTGAGCTTCTCTTCGTTCAGCTTGTTGTTTTATTCTTGTATTTCTTCTGTCCAAACCTCTTTGAGTGTTTTCATCTATTTCTTCTTCGGTAAATTGTTGTAAAACAGCAATCATGTCAGGATTAGTGCCATCCTTATCCTGAATAGATGCCATAGACTCCTTACCATTAGGAAATTTTATAGTAACAATTAAATGCTTATTTTCCTTATTAGACCAATAAGGATTAAGATATTGTTTTGCCGGAGGGATGTCTTGTATCGTTGTGACTTCAGAATCAACAGATATCTCTGTCATAATTTAACTCCATAATTAAAATAGTGTAATACTATATAGTCAAGTTTTAAGCAGTCCTCACCCACAGTTTGATCGTAGAAACATTTTCTGTTGTAGCTTGAATAGTTGCTGCTGTATATGCACCGGTGTACGCACCTGTAAATGTTCCTGTGTATGCACCTGTGTAAGTTCCAGAGTATGCAGAAGTTCCTACAAAATTTCCAGTAAAAGCTCCTCCAAACTCGTTTGTATACACACCAGTATATGTTTTAGCACCTGTGAAAAATCCTGTGAAATTTCCAGTAAAAGAACCAGTGTAAGAGGTTGGGCCGGCAAATCCCGCAAAAAACGGTGTAAAGGCTTGTGAATAAACGCCTGTGTAAATTCCAGAGTAATTATCAGTTCCTACAAAATTTCCTGTAAATTCTCCTGAGTAGGACCCCGTATAACTACCAGTGTACGTTTTTGCTCCAGTAAAACTGCCAGCAAAGTCAGCACTAAAAGTATTGTCGAAATTACCTGTAAAACTACCCGCATAATCTGAATCTGCCAATTCGTGTCTTGTATCAGTGAATCCAGCAGTGTCACCCATTTGTGTCCAAGTGCCTGTTTCTGATGGGGTGCCTGACTGTACAAGATAACAACCCACACCAGGTGTGGTTGCGTAATCTTCAACAATTCTATTTCTAAAATTCGGAACCATTTGTTCAATTTGAGCTGCGGTCATCATTTTGACACCGCTATCATAAGTCAAAGATGCTAAATCACTATTTGCTGATGTAGTCGGAGCAGTTTTTTGCCAAAGGTATATAGTGTTTGTATCACCATCTACTTGAGTATCTGTAATAGTGTAGCGAGATGTCCAAGTACCACCAGAGGGTGAAGAGGCTGCTAAGTGAAATTGTCCTACAGTGTAGTCAGTTTCAGTAACCATATCAGTGACAACTTTATCTAATATGTCTGTGTCTAACTCAGCGTCTGTAAACTCATTTAGTGAATTAGTATCATATCCTAAAGCTCTATTAGTAATACTTTCCGAGGCAGCTGAAGTAACTTGTTTGAAATAGTAGGTAGTAGTCGATAAAGTTCCTGCTGCTGGGTGTGTACCGATAGCCTCTGTTCTTTTAGTATCAGCAAAAGTTCCTATCGCTGAACCACTAAGAGCATTTGCAGTGTCCACATTGAGATCCCCTGTTAAGGTTCCATCCCAATCGTCTGCATATTTGTTTGTTATCACATAGGAAAGATACTGATTAATTTCAGTATCAGTCATTTCCTGCAAGCCCTGAAAATTTGAAGAGCTAGGAGGACTTCCTGATGCTTTTACTCTTAATGGTCGCATTTACTTATCCTTAATTCAATCTTGTTCCGGACGAATCATAAATCACTGTTTCTACCATAGTGTTCCAATTTGTAGAAGTAGTACCGATTAGTTGTGCTGTAGCTCCTGCAGGAAGATCTATTGCAGCATTAGCCGTTCCGCTGTTTATTGTTCCTGAGGTATTAGGATATATTTTTACATTGACAGATGTTCCATTGACTACATTATACCACAGGCCTGCCGCTGCTGTAGGAAGTTTTACACCTTGGTCTGCTGTTGCAGTTGTAACAGCATTGAAAGTTTTAGTCAATGCTGTTGCTCCTGATTGGTCAGTACCTGCCGCTGTCACCGCCGCAGTTATAGATGCTGTGTGGTCTCCAGTTGATGTTAAATTCACCGTAGCTGTATTACCTGAAGTATCTACAGTAAATAACGAACCATTTACATCAATACCTGCATCTAAAGAGGCGAGTCCAGAAGCATCCAAAGTACCAAAAGCAGCATTGTTACCTGATTCATATTTATCGGTATTTAAATTGGTAAAGTTAGTATCCACCTCATTATTTGTGAGAGGACTACCTTTTGTTGATCTTAATGTTATTGTTGACATTTAACTATCCTTTGGAATTTATAGCATCTAAAATTTGTTTCAAAGAATCCTTTATCTCAGTTACTTCGTTCTTAAGATTATTTATATCCTTAGAATACTGTTCTATTTCTTTTCTATTGTCTCTTCTAATTTCTCTAGCACGTTTATACTCAGTGAGGGCTTGATTATCTGTGTTTAACAACGCTTTAGAATGAACACTTCTGAGATAACCTTTTTCCTCAGTTTTCACCCAAGCATCACCGTGCTTCAAAGTTTTTGATATTTCTCCTAAATTCATAATTATGCCTGTAGCGCAAATGCCCTCAGTCCTGCTGATTTTGGTATCTTAACACTAGTAGAATTAGTGTGTACAATTTTAATTGCAAAGTATTTATATGACGCAAAAGTAACTGTTGTAGTTGCAGGAGTTCCTAAAGTAGCCGCCACACTAGGCGAACCGCCTGTCAATGTCGCAGTGATAGTTCCTCCAGTGTAACCTCTACCTGGGTTAGTTATCTTAATTTCTGATACTGCTCCTCCACTCAATATAGCTTCTGCTGTTGCTCCATATCCATCACCAGTGTGTGTTATAGTTACTGTAGGAGCTGAACTATATCCTGAACCACCAGATGAAACTGCAATAGATGAAATTCTATCTACATCATATTCAAATATACCAGAACCATTTAGTCCAGAAGTAGTAGATCCTTTCGCAGGTAGTTTGTAAACATATTCTGCAAATGTTTCTGTGGACACTAGAGGTGATGCTTCAAGTTCTAGTTGTTTCCAATAAATATCATTATTCATTTCACCGTCATCTTCTTTAGACATAAACTTGCCGTAAACACGAACACCGCCTGTTGATGGTATTGCGCTATCTAAATAAACTTTCATGTCCTCTGCATCTTGTCCGTCAGCTAAAACTATAGTCTTAGAAATATATTTCATAGTAGCACTGCCGCCAAATCTTACTTCCTCGTTTGACGCATCATTGTTAATAATATTTTTGTATACACCCATTGCCATACTAGACATATCTATCATAGGTGAAATATTGTTATTCTCTGATCTCAAAACGAATTTAGCTGTTGCTGATTTGTTTCCAGAATAACTAGCAGCTTCATTTGAATAACTGTAAATTGTTTTTTCTGTATTCAATTCTACTGTTTTGTTGATTGGCATATCTACATATGTGGAGCCCACTGAACCCGCTCCTGTATCAGTCAAAGCAATAGTTCTAGTAATTGTTCCTTTACCGCTAGGATTAATTTCAGATACTTTATTAACATAAGCACTCACAACACGATCTTCTATAGAACTTATTGTTCCATACGTATTAGTAGTGCCTACCAGTGTTTGTGCAGGATTAGATACAGTATTTGATGAGTAAAATCTACCATCAGTAACTTGTACTTTAAAAGTTTTGTACTTTGCTTCAATGAATTTTACAACACCTCTATTCAGTGTAGCAGTAACCACAGCCGCCGTTGTCGGAGAACCACCTGAAAGTGTAACTGTAATACTAGATTCTGAAGTAAATCCTGAACCTGGGTCAGTCAAAGTTATTGCTGTAACTGCTCCTGCTGTGAGTGTAGCTGTTGCAGTTGCACCTGTTCCTAATCCATTGGCATCTGCTATAGTTACTGTTGGAGCAGATCCGTATCCTGCTCCTGCATTGCTGATAGTAAAAGTAAACCCGTTTATAGCATCTCCTAAACTGAAACCAGATTTTGCTCCTGTTTCCCATCCACTATCAGAAAATTTCAACCAATCGTAATTTTTAGGTTGTACTGTAAGCGTTTGATCTTCGCCTGTCTTAAACGCACACCTAGTGACAACAAACATTAGATCCTCGTCTTGATGAGGCGTCCAAGTTTTATTATTTGCTGAAGTAAAGAATACACCACCATGAGCTTGTTTTGTGATTGTCTGAGTGGTTCCAAAAACAGTTTCACCGAGCTTACCTGTGTATGCTACATAGTTTGGATCATCAGCATCTGGTACTAACACAATTGCATATTCTTTATCATTTTCTAAATGCACCAAGTTTCTGAATTTGAAAGTAGTTGCAATAAAATTATGAGTGCCGTCAGCATTAGTGTTAGAACAAAATACTTCACTTCTTCTTAAATGTCTACTACCATTTGGCACAACTGTAGTGCTAGGTGAACCATTTACAACTTCTCTTATTTGTAATGTAACACCGTTATTGTTTCCTTCAGCAGGAACGTGTCTAAAGTAAACTTTAATGTTAGGAACAAACATACCACCTGTCAATCCGGTTACAAAGAAAGTTTGTGCTATAGGATCTGCTCTACCACAGTTTTCATCAATAAAAAAGTCTCCATATTCCAAATTTATATCAAAGTCGTAATTAATTGTTCCTGATGCTATTGTAGTACCTACTTGTGCAGCAGTTGTTGCTATAGATGTTAAATTAGGATCTGTTGAAGCATTGCTTAATGTAGCTATGTATGGATCATATCCTCTATCTGAAGATACTAACAATTCAATAATAGATTCAGTTGCCCCTTCAGTGTCAGTATCAAAATCACCTTGGTGACCGAATCTTTGACCCTGAGTTTGATCTATAAATGTAGTAAGGACGTCTGTATCAAATCTTGCCACAATTGTATTTTGAGACCCTGACAATGCGTTTTGTAAAGTAACTGAGTCGTGAACAACTACATCGGTTACAGCCGCTTCTTCTTTTACACAAATACCTAATGTGGAATTGTAATAGTATCCTTCCTCACATATAGGATCTGCTGCAGGCACACAACTTGCATCTTGCACCGTAACAGTATAA